GGTTAAACCAAAAAATGGTTGGTATCAACGTGTTGACGCTGATGGTGTGATTGAAGAAAAGAATTACCGTGAGAAGGACACCGATTCCAAAGAGTTCTGGATGCCTATTCTTAAACAGAAATCATTTCGTGATTTCATTGAGAACAAATATCGTGTGGCAGCCGGAGAAATTATGACAAGCAATGTTGATGAAACGTTTGATATTGAAACTATGAATGGTGCATAATGACTGAAGGAATAGATTACTGCTTCATCTATCCAAAGGATGATAAAACAGCAGTCAACATTAAATTTTTGGAAGGTCCTTACAAAGATACCATCTTCAAATATGGTAAAGTTAAATTTAAGGAAGAAAACGAACAAGTCTATTTACTTTTTGCTTATGATGTGTTAGAATCACCAGTCAAGAAGCCAGCCAAGCTGGAAAAAGATAGTGACTTTAAAAACTACATTGGTGACTTATTGGTGGAAATAATGTCATCTAACATGGAACAGGAAGTGATTGATGAGACTGGAACAGACGATACTAAAGAATTTAATTTACAATGAAGAATACCTACGTAAGGTACTCCCGTTCATCAAAGAGGATTACTTCCCGGATAGGACCGACAGAGCAATCTTCATTGAGATTTCCAAGTTCACAGAATCTTACAATTCTCCACCAACGATTGAAGCACTTGAATTGGCCGTCAAAGAGAGGCGAAATCTCACAGATGATGAAGTGGAGAAGTGCGAGACTAGTTTACAGGAGATTATTAAATCTAAAGAAGAAATCTCCAAGATTGACTGGCTGGTTGACAAGACCGAAAAATTCTGCCAAGAGAAGGCCATATACAATGCTGTATTGGGGTCTATTTCCATCCTTGACGGAAAAGACAAGACCCAAGATAAAGGGTCCATACCTAAATTACTTTCCGATGCGCTAGCAATTTCTTTTGATAGTTCAGTCGGTCACGATTACTTGGAAAACTCCGATGAACGATATGAATTCTACCACAGACATGAAGAAAGAATTCCTTTTGACCTAGAATTCTTCAACAAGATTACAAAAGGTGGTTTGCCTAACAAAACACTTAACATTGCTCTTGCGGGTACTGGTGTTGGTAAATCATTGTTCATGTGTCACGTGGCCGCAGGTGCTATGGTACAAGGCAAGAATGTTCTTTATATCACCATGGAAATGAGTGAAGAAAAGATTGCTGAACGTATTGATGCCAACTTATTGAACGTCACAGTAGATGACCTTGTGAATTTACCGAAAGATATGTATGATAAAAAGATTGAAAGACTCCGTGAAAAGACTGTTGGAAAACTTATCATTAAAGAATATCCAACAGCGTCTGCAAGCAGCACACACTTTCGGACCTTACTCAATGAGCTCAATCTTAAAAAGTCTTTTGTTCCTGATATTATTTTTATTGATTATCTCAACATTTGTTGCTCATCGAGGATCAAGGCCGGAGCTAACATCAACTCCTACACCTACGTCAAATCCATTGCAGAAGAGCTGCGAGGTCTTGCCGTTGAGTTCGGAGTACCTATTGTTTCTGCGACACAAACAACTAGAGGCGGATTTACTTCTTCCGATCCCGGACTCGAAGACACAAGTGAGTCTTTTGGTTTGCCCGCTACGGCAGACCTAATGTTTGCTCTTATTTCTTCCGAAGAACTAGAAGAAATGGGACAGATTATGGTGAAACAGTTGAAGAATCGTTATAATGATCCAACATATTTCAAACGTTTTACACTAGGCATAGATAGAGCAAAGATGAGACTTTATGATGTTGAACAATCAGGCCAAGATGGTATTACAGATTCTGGCCAAGATAAACCACTCAACACATTTGGTAATAGAGAGAAACCACAGAAGAAATCATTTGATGGATTTAAAGTATGAAATTAGAATTTAATGATGCAGTACATTGTGCCAAAGTATTTGAAGATTACTTTGGTAACTTTGACCGTATTGATGAATATATGCGTGACCAGAAGTTAAATTCTCTGGCTGAACTTCCAACCAATCCATTATTTCCAATTGAAGATGAGTTGTTTCAAGACTTCACAATGAAACCACAAGATATGGACTTTGAAGTTGTTGAGATTGATACTGAAACATGGACCAATCTATTGAACATCACTTCATCACATGTGAATATTCCACCAGTTGGTCGTAATGTCAAAGTGGCAGTACGTGAGAAGAACACAGGAAAGTACGTAGGTTTCATCCGTCTTGGTTCACCTGTAATCAACTGTAAACCTCGTAATGAATTGCTTGGACAAGTGTTTACACAAAAACCTGAGTGGGGTAAACGATTCAACAACTCTGCAATGATGGGTTTTGTTATTGTACCTGCACAACCATTTGGTTATAATTATCTTGGTGGTAAACTTCTGGCTGCAATCTGTACGTCACATGAAGTGCGTGAGATTGTGAATAAGAAATATGGTATGAATTTGTGTTTGTTTGAGACTACCAGTTTGTATGGTAGTTCTAAGACTGTATCTCAATATGATGGTATGAAACCATATATCAGATATAAAGGTCTGACCGATTCTGATTTCCTGCCTATGATGCATGGCAAACCCTATTCAGACCTACGTGATTTCGTGCAAGATAAAGTCGGTGCCTTGGTAGAAGATGATGCTTCTAGTAAGAAACTAAAAATCTCCATGAAGATTATTTCTTTGACCAAAGCAGCACTTAAAGGCAGTCCTGAAGGGGATACATTCTTAGCAACGATTGAGAAGGCCAAGGGGTTGACAGAACAAAAAAGATATTACATTAGTGATTATGGTTTCAGTAACATGGTCGACTATGTAAATTGTAAGACGGACGTGCTTATTCCTGGTGAAAATTATGAGAAACACAATCTGGTAAACTTGATTGAATGGTGGAGGAAAAAGGCTTGTAATCGGTATGAAACATTGTATAATGAAAACCGTTTGAAGAATGAACTTGAAATTTGGACTTCTGGAAAGGAGATCCAAATTATAAGATAAATACTTTCTTTGAAGGTGTTAAATGGCTTATACTTTTTTTCCAAAAACTGTACATGAGATAAACAAAACCCTAAAAGGTGACAAAGCAAAGATAAATGATATCATCAATGTCTTTGCTTACCTAAAGGATAAGTTTAAAAAGGAAGAAACACCTATTAATATTGACCCATCATCAATTGGTAAAATAAATGTTAATAGAAGTTTACAAGGTGATATTGACTTAGCAAAAATAAAAAAAGAAGCCAAAGTATCAAAAATTACCATGAAGTTTGGTTCTGGATCATCTGGTGGCCGAGGTGTACAGAACAAAGGTAATGCATATGAAGGCCAACTTGCGACCGCTCTAAGACAATGGTGGGCTGGAGAAAAAATTACAGATCCAAAACTATCTGAGGCTGTTGATAAGATTGTTAAACTGCACAATTTGAAAAAATATAAATCATTTGCAGTACAAGAAGTTGGTGAATTGAACAATAGACGACCATTCATTTTCACACCACAAGTTTTAATTTCATCACAAATTAAAGTAACTGATAACAACTTAGGGCCAATTGTTACAGACCTTACTTTAGAATGTGATGATGAGAAAATATATTTGAGTTTGAAAACTGGTGGTACAGTCACATTTTTTAATTCTGGTATTCGTACAGTTCTTACTCCAGAAGAAATCAAATCTGGTAGAATTACAAACAAAGATGGTTTAAAAATTCTTAACATGTTTAATATCAACGATGCATTGTTTTGTGAAATTTATAATGGTAAACTTAAAAAAGGTTATGTGGAAGATATGTGGCAACATCTATCATCAAAACAAAAAACTGAAATAAAGAATTTTTTAACATCTGCTATTGGCCATGGATTTACTATAGTACATAAATTGAGCCGTGGAACGGAAGTATATGAGGTTGATAAAAAATACATGACAGAAGCTGCAACACCAAAATCATGTAAGATTTATTATGGTGGTAAAACTGGAACAGGTAAGCGTATTGACATGGAAATAGAAACAGGTCATTACATTCTTAAACTAAACATACGTGATACGCAAGGTGGTGATGGTTATCCCAACCGTATGATGTGTGATTACTCTTACAAATAATGGCACTAACAGATTTCGATAAAATTTTAAAGAGTTACGAAGATACTGAAAATGATTTCGGTTTCTCCGCTATATCTGAACAGGAATATAATTCTACAATCAAAGAGAGTGTACAAACAGTTGAGAATTATAAGGTCAATTTGTCTGAAACAGAAAAACGATTGGCTGAAGTTGAGAAGATGATTATTCCTTTTCTAAAGAAACTACATAGTACAGGAGATAAAGAATATATCTACTGGCCTAATCGTAAACCAGCAATTGAAAAACAGATTGAGGCAATTCTGAAATTAACTAGAGGATGATAAATTATGAAGCCGTTAGTGACTGTGATTACACCTACAACAGGTGCACCGTATCTACGCCAAGCGATAGAGTCGGTTAAAAATCAAACTTATGATAACATTCAACACTTAGTTGTTGTAGATGGACAACCAAAAGGTCGTGTGATTGCTAGAGAATATCCACACCTTGATGTAATCGACCTCCCATACCCAACAGGAACCGACCGGTTCAACGGACACCGAATCTATGGTGCATCAGTCTACCTTGCAAAAGGTGACTTGGTTTGTTTCTTGGATGAAGATAACTACTATGATACTACTCATATCGAATCTCTTGTGGATGTAATTCAAAGGGGTAATGATTGGGCTTTCTCATTACGTAAAATTGTAGACAAAGATAGTAATTATGTTTGCCTTGATGACTGTGAATCATTAGGTAAATGGGAGTCTTGTATTGGTGATTACTTTGTTGATGTTGGTTGTTTCTTTTTACCAAAGATGATTGCAATTCAAACAAGTCCAATCTGGTATCGCAAGGCAAGAGAACCTGGAGTACCAGAGGTTGATAGAATGTTGACTCATGTGTTGAGAAACAACAATCTGAAATATGATACTAATGGTGATTACACACTGAACTATCGTACAGGTAATACACAGTTATCAGTACAATCTGAATTCTTCTTACAAGGAAATAAGAAGATGCTTGAAAAATATAATGGAGATTTACCATGGACCAAAAAGACCTAATCATAGGCGCATTTAAAAACTATAACTACGAACAAGTCAAGCCTTGGATTGAATCAATCAATGAGTGTGGTTTCAAAGGCGATAAAGTCCTCATTGCAATTGACGCAACACAAGAAACAATCAACAATATTACACAAGCCGGATTCATTGCTATATCAGCAAAATCAATGTCTGGTGCAATGTTTCACATGGAACGTTTCATTCATATTTATGACTATCTGAAAAAACATCGTGAAGAATATCGTTATGTCATAAGTACTGATGTTCGTGATGTAATTTTTCAAAAAGACCCTATGGAATATTTGTCACATATTATTACCAGAAATTCTGGTTATGAATTGATTGGTGTTTCGGAATGTATCAAAATTAAAAATGAACATTGGAACCGTGATAACATTTTAAAATGTTTTGGTCAATATTTTTATGAAGATATTAAAGACTATGAAGTTTTAAATGTTGGTACATTAGCCGGTTTGTCTCATGTTGTTTGTGATTTGTGTGGTATGTTATATCAGTTATCCATGAATAGAGCAGATTGGGTTGCCGACCAAGCTGCATATAATGTATTGACAAGTTGGTATCCATACATTGACAAAATTTATATCAGTGGTTTGAATGATGGTTTCTGTTGCAACCTACACGTTACCAACAAACCAGTTGAGAAAGAACACTTCGCACCATTTATTACGGAAAAACATCCAATCTTTGAGGATGGTGTGATGAAAACCGGTGATGGTCAACCATACTACATTGTACACCAATATGACCGTGATCCAGAATTGAAGAAATTTTATCATGATAAGTATAAGGTTGAAGAATTAATTACTTTTAGGACAATATAATGATTACTATCGTTACTGCTTTTTATGACATTGGACGTGGTGAATGGACACCAGATAAGGGACTGCCACACTATCTACAGAGAACTACTGATACTTACATCGAGCGTTTTTCACATATGGCTCAGATGGAAAACGAAATGGTTGTATTCTCTACACCGGATATTATTGAGAAACTGAAACCTTTGCGTGGTGATAGACCAACAAAATTCGTTTCATTTGATATATTTGATAAGTACAAAGATTTGATTAGAGATGTACACAACATTCAAAAGACTGATGCATTTCAGAATCTAATCATTCCACAACAACGAGCAAATCCTGAATATTGGAATGCACACTATGTTGTTGTCAACTTTCTCAAGTCTGTGTTTGTCAATCTAGCAATCAAACACAATATGGTTAGTAATGAATTGGTTTCTTGGTTGGATTTTGGTTACTGCCGTACAGCAGATAAAGTTCCTGCAAGTAAAAAATGGTCTTATGATTTTGATGTTAATAAAATGCACTTATTCAATTACAAAGAATATGATGGTAAACCAATACATGAGATAATTGCAACAAACGATGTTTATATTCTTGGTGCAAAGATTGTTGGTGGTGTAACTGCATGGCCTAAATTTGAATCTGCAATGAAGGAGAATTTGGTTGACTTAGGCACGAATGGTTTAATTGATGATGACCAGACACTTATGTTAATGTCAACGATTAAATATCCAGAATTGTTTGAACTACATAAGATTCCAGACCACCAACTCGGACTTGATCCGTTTGTTATTTTTAGTGACTTTAATAAAGAGGTATAATATGAGTGATGTAATTAAATTTAATACCGAAACACAAGCATTTGGTATACAACGTGCGGTAGTTAAATGTTCTGGTTATGGTCTTGGTGAATTGACCAAGGGTATGAAAAAAGGATTAGAAATTGGATGTTCTGAAGCCCACACATCAAAGTTTCTACTTGACACAAATCCCGATTTGACATTATATTCAATCGACCCATATGTTCCATATACAGATTGGAACGGCAATGTATTGAATGATAGACAAGAGTTCTTTGAACGTGTTACAAAAGAAATGACTGTCTATGGTGATAGGTTTATTTTGATTAGAGATTTCTCGGATAATGTTTTCAATAGATTTGCTGATGGTGAATTTGATTTCATTTTCATTGATGGTTTGCACACCTATGAACAATTGACAAAAGACTGTCACAACTATTATTCTAAAGTTAAAGATGGTGGAATCTTCTCTGGCCACGATTATGAAACTATTCCCGGTGTCAATCGTGCAGTAAAAGAATTCGCACCCACCAAAACTGACAACATTCTTACAACTGAATGTGACGTTTGGTACTGGTACAAATGAAATCTATTTTCATCATAACTTCATGTTTGCGGCCAGCAATCGGTGTCTTTAGTCCAGATGAACGCCTGAAACAAACATTAGAAACCGTTGATTCTATTAGGAATAAATCACCCGATTCATTCATCATATTGTCTGATATATCAATAGAACCACTGATAGAAATATATGGAGAATTGATTTCTAAAGTGGACCTATTCTTAAATTTGAATCAAGTTGATTACCTATTATACTTCACTAAGAATGGAATGAAAAGCCAAGGTGAATGTGCTATGATGCATGTTGTATTGAACTACCTGAAACAAAATCCACAATTATTGGAAGGTGTTGACCGTATATTCAAAATAACTGGTCGACTGCAACTTGATGATGGTTTTGATGTAAAAGAGTATGAAGGACTTAATGGTAAATATGTATTCAAGAAACGCATACCAACTTGGATGACTGAACCAATTCATGGTGCAACACACGTTTTTGATACTCGACTGTGGTCTATGTGTACATCCTTGATTGAAACTCATACACAAGCACTAGAAAAAGTGTTTCCTTTATTAGGTTCAATTGACCTGGAACACGCATACTTCACTGTTTTAGATAAAGAAAAAGTAGTGGAATTTGATAGAGTATATTGCCGAGGTCAAGTGGCATCAACAGGTGAGTGGAAATTTGACTAATTTAGTTCACTATATATCGAAGCCAAGATTTGACAAATTTGTGAATCTGTGATACAATCCATTATAAATAACCTACGGACAACCAAAGTGTGTTGTATTTCAATAGGTAGACAATGTTATCTTTCAAAACGTTTTTAACAGAGCAAGAGGATCCTGAAGAAGGCGCCAGCCGTCAGATTAAACACTTGACGCATGTGGAAGACCGTCCTCTCCAAACAGGCGAAAAGGGTGCAAAACACGCTATTGCTTCATTGTCTGCCGCAGCAGAACACATTAAATCTGGTAATAAATCTTCTGAACTGACCACAAAATATGATGGCTCACCCGCACTTGTTTATGGTCACCACCCAAAGACAGGTAAGTTCTTTGTTGCATCCAAATCTGCTTTCAACAAAACACCAAAGATTAACTACACACCAAAAGATATAGATATGAATCATGGCCATGCACCTGGTCTGGCCGCAAAACTAAAAGATGCACTGACACATTTACCTAAGATTGCACCTAAAAAAGGTGTGTATCAAGGCGATATGATGTTTGGTACAGATAAAGAAGATAAGAAAAGTGAAAAGGGTGGTGGTACATCATTTCATCCTAATCCATCTGGTCTAACATACACTGCACATGGAACTCACGAAGGTTCTGTTAAAAAAGCAAAGATTGGTGTTGTGACACACTTATCCTACCATGGTAAAGATGCAGCAAGTCTAAATGCGTCACATGAAGTCGACCACGAAAACTTCAATAAACATTCGGATGTATTCTCTGTTGACCCAAGAATGGACACATCAAAAGTACATTTCAGTCCAGAAGAACAGAAGAAATTCAACAAACATATTACAGCAGCTCAAGCAGTACACGATACTCATGGTGATGATATGTATGCTGGTACCAGCGCACACCATGGCATCGGCGGTTCATTAGAAACATATATGAATCACACTGTACGTACAGGCGAAGAAACAAATCACAAAAACTTTAAGAATTGGTTGGAAACCAAAAAGAATAAAGATATTGATAAACTTAAAGTTGAAAAGAATAGAAAAACAAAACAAGCCGAACTTAAAGATGAACTAGGCAAGATTGAACGCAACAAGAAACATTACAATAATCTTTTCAAAATGCATGGTGAATTACAAAAAGCCAAAGATACACTCATTGGTGTTATGAATCAACACCAAGAATTCCAACACACACATGGCGGCGAATCTGCGAATCCTGAAGGATATGTTTTCCATCACGGTAAAGAATCTGATAAATTTGTTAATCGTGCGGAATTCTCACGTAGAAATTTTGCTGGAATAAGAAACATATGAAAAAGTTTTTAGAAAAATTACACGAAGATGCACAGACCCACACACCTGTGGTGATGGCATTTGGTCGCATGAATCCACCAACTATTGGCCATGAAAAATTGGTTGATAAGGTAAAACAATTGGCCAAAGACTATAAAGCACCCCATCACATTATTGTGTCACATTCTATGGACGCAAAGAAGAATCCTTTGGAACTTGCAAGTAAAATCAAACATGCAAAGAGATTCTTTCCTGGTGCAAACATTACTGGTTCAAGTAAAGAGAAACCAACATTTCTACAACATGCAGCTGCACTACATCAAGCCGGTCACGACCACTTGATAATGGTTGCAGGTTCGGATCGTATACCAGAATATGAACAAAAACTAAACCAATATAATGGTGAGGGTCAAGGTAAACTATACAACTTCAAGAAAATTGAAGTTAAGTCTGCTGGCCAACGTGATCCTGATGCTGAAGGTGCAGAAGGTATGTCTGCTTCTAAGATGCGTGAACATGCAAAAAATGGTGACTTCAATTCTTTCAGACAAGGTGTTCCATCACATGTTCCAGAAAAACACGCAAGAGAATTGTTCCGTGATGTTCGTAAAGGCATGGGACTAAATGAAGATTATAACCGTGGACTATTCAAAGCAATCTTTGTGAC